CAAAGGATATTCTTGGAGTGTTTGACATATCATAAGCCATATTGGTGAGTGTTTCTGCTTCAAAACGTACCGTATCCGGAACTTGGTTCCACGTCAGATACTGGGCATCCGCACCTTCACCTGTAAGTTTGACCATTCTATCCTTAACCTTACCCATGAAACCCTCCACGTCACCGATAAGTTTCAATAAAGGGAAGAAATGATAATCGATGCAATCTGCATAATTGGATAATAATTTCTCCAACCGAACCCGAAAAGTCTTTATCTTTTTGCAATAAGGTTCAGGACGGTAGGCATAGAGAACCGGTAATTTGGGGAATCCATGAGTAAAAGGCGTTCTTTCTTCATACCCTTTAGATAAATCCCACTGATAGACCATCTTATCAGTGATAGTCATAAAGCAAGTTATCTCCGAATCATCCATGAGCTTCTTCTTGTACTCACGTGAGAAAGCAATCATTTTACCTTCATCGTTAAAGAACGGGTATAGTTTATCACCTCTGAATGGAGACCATAACACGCTTTTCAGTTTCTTGGTGGGCTTGACCTTGCCACCGAACGTAGTCTTAACTTTCTTCCAAAACTTTGCCCAAAACGAATCATCATCGGTAACATACCAATATTCTGCCGCTTCTTGTTCGGAGAGCCAGGCACGGACAATCTTCTTGTTTTGGTATTTGATTTTGTTGGATTTAAATACAGCCTTTACCGCATCCAGCAGCTTCTTTTCATCATCATCAGTCGGAGTGCAATCCATAGACGGTTCTGTGCCGACCGTGAAAGCAGTTTGAATATTCACTATATCCTGTTCCAATGGAATGGAAATACGGTTCACCGGTTCAGTCTTATACTTTGCTTCGATTTCATAAGTCTTACCAGTTTTTTCATCGAAGTGTTTCTCAGCTTCTTTTTCAAGAACCTTTCTGTCCGGATACTTCTTTTTGTCAACCATAATTTCATGGCGTTCCGGATTCCAATCGTCCCAAAGTTTACAACAGTCGGGAAGTTCAGTCTTCCTACCTTTCTTCAGGTAGTTTATCTTCTGCCCGATATCGGGCAATGCTAATATTTCTTCTAAATTCAATGGCATAGCTTATATTTTTAGTGTGTGAATATTCCAGTTAAATCTTTCGGCTTCAAAATGCGTCCAAGCAAACAACCCAATACATAATATCTAATGGCATCCATCAAATGATTATATTCATCTACTGGCTCATTGATGTAGTTTCCATCCTTATCTTTATCCCAAACATATTTCCGAAGTTCAGTAATAATATTGTAAGAGCGTTCTGTTACAAAGAACTCCATGTCTTTAATCTTATCAATACCCGCTTTGATGGAGCCGGGAAACTTATCTACCGGATAGATATTCACGCCTCTGTTCTTTATCTCTTGAATCAATCGAGGGTCTTGCGAATCGGCAAAAACTTTCATAGAGAAAGGCTTTAACCTATTGGCAATAGCCGACGAAAGCATATCCGTTTCATAGAAAAGTTCATCAACATACAAACGGTTATCAATAATGCCACATCTTACAGCAGCGGAAGGATCATTAGTAAAGCCGAAGTCCTGCCCTATTCCTACCTTTTTGCATTCCTGCGGGAACTCTTTCACAATTCCCCACTTCTTGAACACAGCACCTTCTGCAACGTCAGCCCACCGGCCGATAACCACATGACCATACTTTTCAGGATTACTCACCTTTATATCCTCCACCTCTTTTAGAAACTCCGGTGAAAGATTCTCCAAATTATCAAAGTAAGTCGTATGAATGTGGAGCACATTCGGATGAGTGGAAATCTGAACCTGCACACCATCAATCTCTACCAGCTTGTGAGTTTTCTCAATGTATTTCTTGTAGATGAAGTGATTGGAATCGCATGGGTTCATTATAATGATAATCCGGTTCTGAATACCCTTTTTGCGAATGGAGAGCATTATTTTATCGAACTCATCTTCGCTTGTCCACTCTTCCGCTTCATCGCAAACGAAAGTCGTAATGCCTTGAATGGATTTCAGTTTTGCTGTCTGGTTCCCGGAAGAAGTCTTGATACCCCGGAACATGATACGGCTCTTAGTCATCTTATTGACTATATCCGTCTTTGTGGTCTTGAAATATTTCGTGGTACCGTCCAAATCTATCTTCTCCATCATTTCGGGAATGATAGACATACCGGCAGAAACCATCGTGTAACGGGTGTAAAGAATCTGATGAACTATCTTCTCTACGGGAGTCATTTCAAAAGTCAACCGCTCAATAAAGGTAGAAGCATTGAAAGACTTTCCGCTACCACGCCCACCGGTGATAAGAATTATAAATTTTTCCTTATCCTCATATAATGGATGGTAAATTTCTTGAGGTACTATCATTTCAGCTTGTCTTTAATCCAGGAATCAATGTTGATGCCGTGCTCTATGTCTGTTGGAATATCAGCATCTTCTGATTCTTCCCCAAAACCTTCGCTTTTCCCTAATGTAGAAAGCAAATAACGAATCATATAGCCGTCTGGACGTTCACGCCAACCCACGAAATTTCCATCTTTATCCTTTTCAGGAATACCCAATGCAAGAACACGGGCAGAAACCAAACATTCATCAACCAACGCCCCGCGCTCATCTGATATAGCATCTTTAAATTCAACATCTTCTTTCGCCCATTGATATACAGTTTTCCGAGCTACTTTAAACGTAGCCGCAACCTTAGTCAGATTTCCACCAGATTTGCGGAGAATCTTTCTAAAATCTTCTATATTAGGTTTCTTAGCCATATCCTTGTGTACGTGCGCGCGTATTTGTTACTTTCGTCACTTAATCAATTTTAATACATCTTCCCCTTTTACAAACTTGTCATCTGTGCTGATACCAAGCAAATCGCAAAAATCCTCTTTAGCGTTGTAAGAAGAAAAAGACAATGTAATATAAGCTTCTTCGTTTTGCTGTCTTTCTATTGACAATTCTCTTACTTGCTGTTTAATGGCTTTCATGTGCTCTTTCTTTTCATCATAAGTCTTCTCATCCGCAGAGGGAGTTTCAATTTCGTCAAATGATGGCAGAGGGGACAATAAATCATCCACAAAATCTAACTGAGATGGCATTTCTGTGTTTATGGAAAGAATATCATTCAATTCCCCAATGTCCAAGCCGACATTCGTATAATCTATATCAGAAATGTAGCCAGCTATAAGGTCTATATCCGGCTTTGTATTTCCTACAGCCATATATGTAAGCTGTTCCTTCTCAGCCTTATCGTCAAGAGCTACGACTTCAACCTTTACATCATAATCCGTTTTAGATGTACCATCGTATTTGTAGTGCAGGTCCATTGCCTTAATCCTTCGATGCCCGTCAATCAGATTCCTCGATTTTTCATTCCATACAATACCACCAAGAAAACCAATTTTCTGCAAATTTTTCTTTTGCAGCTTTACTTTCTCGTCCGAATGCCTTTTAGGGTTAATCGGATTAAGATTTATTTGAGAGCGTTTTATAATTCTTGTTTCACTTTGTTTTAGCTCTTTCATAGTCAT